AGAAGTAGCATAAAGCCGCCGCGCAAAAAAGATCTAGGATATTTCGCAGTCATCGAATATTATGAGCATACTTAGATTAACAGGCGCAAGAGAGAACAAATGGCGTGAATGGTTACACGAACATGTTTTTTTTGAAAACCGTGTAGTTGAAAGATATAAAGCATATCGTGTTTTTGCCCATACTGCTCTAATTCCCTTTGTAAAAAAGAATGGATATAGTTGGATATCTGAACAAGATATTCCAAATCATCTGGCAAATCTGATTTTTTATAAAAACGAGTGGTTATATCAAGAGGATAATACAGCTGATAACTTTGACTATTTTACTGTGCGGCGCATAACTCAAGATAAGTGGGACGACTTTTGGTCTTACTGGCGCTATTTTGTAGATTTTTCAGATGAAAATCAACAAAATCGTTATAAAATTCTTCCCTTTGTGTGGAATCGTCTAGATTTAGCAGCGTCGCGAGCATCAGATGATTTAGAATGGGAACTCAATGATAATAGATCCGAAGAATCTCCAGTTCTTAATACAGAACCTTATGGAACCTATATCAAAGATAAGCATAGCTTATATTGAATTAACTTGATATCCATTTATTACCGTTGAAAGGGAGAACACCGATGTTATCTGCCTCTGAACGGAACTTACTTACTTTTTTCTCTACTTCCAAAGCACCCGCAGTCAAGGGTTGTCCTGTGCGCTTAGCAACGACCGCCTCATCGTGCGTAGACTGTGCCGGCTTCGGTCCATAGCAATTGACGCCGAAACGGAGTTCAGGATTGTCAAAATAGCCGCCATTGATTCCAGGGCGTCCGCAGGCGCCACGTTCCTCTTCAGGTCCAGCCTGAAGTTTCTGCCATGTATCTGTCTGCGTCGGAAAAATTGCGTTCTGTCCCTTCACCCAACCGTAATTACACCAATCTGCACCCTTGTCCCATGCAGCTTTTACTTGATCATAGGTTGCGAGTTCGGCGCCAAGAGCCTTACATAAAGGCTGCGCGTCATAATATGTGAATGTATTCTTGCTCACAGCAAATACTTCAGAGCCGGGTGCACCCGTTGGTAACATCTTCTCAGCGATCGTTGCAGGAATCTTGGATTCTTGATCCGGCGGTACTGAAGGTTTAGTCACGTCGTTTTTATCTGAAGGAGGCGGCGGCGAAACCTTCATACCAAGAGCATCACGTACAGATGTAAAGAATGAATTTAATCCATTTGTAATTTCTTGCTGGAAAAACACAAAAACAACACTAAAAATAAAGACAAGTACACCGAAAATCATAAGAATTGTAATCCAGCCTGTCTGTGCCGTAGACTCAGCTGTAATAGGTAAATTAATAGGTGCGATACCAATGTTTTTTACAACATTGTTAACGCCTTTTGTTATATTATTTGCCACATTCGTTACACCTTTACCTAGATTATTCGCAACATTGGCTATACCGTTACCAAAGTTATTGCGAGCTGCATTGCCTATCAGATTATTGCCACCGTTATTGCTGAGAGCATTATTGCCTGTAAAGTTATTAGTGCCAAGATTATTGCCGCCCAAGTTATTCGCGACATTAGCTACACCATTGCCTAAGTTATTCGCGACATTAGCTACACCATTGCCTAAGTTATTCGCCACGTTAGCTACACCATTGCCTAAGTTATTTGCGACATTGGCAACACCATTGCCTATATTATTCGCCACATTAGCTACACCATCACCAAGGTTATTCGCTACATTCGTTACACCATTCAACGTATTATTAAGTGCAACATTAACCTTATTATTGAGTTTTCTCATATTTTGATGTAGATTGTTTATCATCTCTGCTCCGGGTACCCCCAAAGGAACAAGACTATTCACAGGAGTATTTAACTTGTTGCTATTCATCTATCTACCTAACAATCGGAAAGGTATTTCAAAATACTGGGTATCTGTTTTTCAATATGCGCAGAAAAAGAGGGAATGCTCACATCCCAATTAATATCATTATCAGCTTTATTCGGAAATGCTATACCAAACCCCCAAATTCCTGGAGATTCTGTAAGTTCAGCCGTTTTACCGTTATATGATATATTGAGATGGCTAATAGATCGTGCTTGAAAACCCATTGCATAAATAACCCAGTCGGCTTTTCTTGATGCCTTAATCACTTGTGCCGTATCGGTCAGATGGCTGAGTTGTAGTTTTAAATATTTTTTGGATAAAATTGCGTCGGCAATTTCTGCCGATTCTTGCTTAATTCCATCATATTCACCATCACGAGCAAAATAAAACGGTTTTGTTGTATTATAGAAAGCGACTGTCTGAATACCAAGCTCATGTAGATGTTTCATGATGAGTGTGCCACTATGTGATGTTCCAAAGAGTAATACTCGACTAGTTGTGCCAACGTATGTTTCTAAACGTGATTTTGTAAGCGCACATTCAAGTGGAATCGAAGGAATCGGTAAAGAAAGTTGTTTCGGTTCGGCACCATGTGCTAAAATGACAGCCTTGACACTATAATTTGATTTATCTTGTAATGTAACAGACCACATCGAATCTTGTTTTTCTATATGATCGACTAGACCATGTACAACTTCACAATGACTTAAGAAATCACGCAGTATGTGTCGGAGAAGAGTAATTGAATGATGAAGAGGAGCGGGTTTTGTTGGGTCAAGATCTTTCCATTGAGATAAACCAAACACGGCGAGCGTTTGACTCCATGTCGTATTTGATTGTACAGACCCCCATTTTCTTTGTAAATCACCGCCATCATGATGAGGGTCTACTATGATAATATCCTGTGGTAGAATTTTTTTTGATTGTTGAAGATGCCAAAGAAACAAAAGACCTGCCGCGCCACTGCCAACAACAAGTAGTTTCATCTTTTATTTTAAGATGTATTAATCTTAGATAAAAGTAATTTATACACCCTCCTCAGGCTGCGTCTTATTGCCGCCGCGAGAAGCAATGAGCTGACGCTGCTGCGGTGTCGTGCACACGCATCCACCATCGCATGAGAACGAGGCACCGCAGCACTCAGGCTTGCACTGGTTATTCTTAAACATGAAAAGAGAATCGGGACCGGGAGCAAATTCAGCACCCATTAACTTCTCGTCGGGCGCCGTGCCACGCCAAGAACTTACCGAGTTGCCCGTTGAAAGCTTAACATTATCATACGATCCTACAGGCTTGTAGCTTGAGCCCGTTCCAGCACCGTTCTGTAAAAAATAGGAAGTGAAGCCCTCGCTCATTCTACCACCGGGCTTCATCGCAACCATCAATAAATTAGCCGCCAGTAAAATTACAAGACCTGTGATTAAGAATCCTAGACGCATGATTTCTTCTTAAGGCATTGGTTTTTCGCTGAGGATCTTGAGAAGGATTTCTGTAGCCTCCATCAATTTATCCGAACCAACTTCTGTGAAATCACGGACAGTACCGGAATGTGTTCCGGAATGAACCCAAAATGTACCAGACTCTGTAATTAAATGGAGTCCGTGCACTAATACCTTATCTACTTTTATTAGCGGTGTCGGTTCTGGAGTACGAAGCCAGTTTTCGTCGTGTTTCCACCAGACACCATCTGTATGCCATTTCTCTTTTATATAAAAAGGGTTCATCAATACATTTCCTCTATAGATACCCATGACGCGTGTTGGATCACCCTTACTATTGAGTCCAATTAAGTCACCAATTTGTATTGTATGGAGCGGAACTAAACGCATATCTTTTATAACGAATGTTGCCGGTGAGAAAAGTGGATCCGTCGTCGATGGAGTTGTATTTATTGTTGTATTTCCAAGAAGATGTTGTACAAGAATGTCCCATTCACTGTCCGTTCTCTCATCGCCTTCGGGTATTTCCTCCCAGTCCTTAAAGAGAATGATATCGCCATTCAAATTCTTCGCGAAGATTTCCCTCGATGTTGTGCGAAGAGAATAAAGACGCTCACCGTCATAGGATACTTGTAGTCCCTTCTCAGATGAAGCGACGGGAGTCCATTGCTTATTTTCCCATACAATATGCGAACCACTGACAAAAATGCCCTTATAATTGTACATCGGTATATTAGAATTCCTTGTTGTTAAGAGAATTCCTTCAACTGTCGCTCCATGTGCCAATTTATCACCTACTTGGATTTGCGCGATAGGTTTTGTGAGTCCGTTTATAAGAAGAACTTCTGTAATCGGTGCGAAACAGAAAACCTCTGTTCCACCTACTGCGAGACCAACGGATGCAAGAATGCCAATAACTGTTAAGATCATCGGTAGAAATGGAATTAAAACAAAAAATAGTAAAATGAAAATGGCAATAATAATTCCCATTATAATCATAACAACTTTGATGATAAAACTCACCATATTTTGCATTCCTACAAAAGCAGATATACCCATCAACAATTGTGATATAGAAATCGCAAACACACGATTCATTGCGCTCAAAAACTGTTGGAATATAATACGGAAATTGCCGCCGATCAACATAAATCGCCGATAAAAAGGATCAATTAGTTTTCCAAAAGAGCTCATGGCATTTGAAAGAAGAGTACGCATCATATTGAGTGATGTATCAAGAACACCAAGTATACTTGATTGATTTCCTAATAATGCTGTAACAGGTGCTAGTAATGTAATCATTACGCCTTTTGCGATTTGACGAATACAAAAATTCATATTTTCTGAAGAGTATTCACTCGCAGTTCCCTTAAACGAATCAGGTTTGAATAATTTACCCATAATCATGACAGGCAGATCACAGCGTCGTGTATTCCAGTTTTGTTTGATCTGTTCTATGTCAGCAGAAACAAGCATGGCTGCCAAACCGGCTGTTAGCCCTGCTGTTACTATAAAAAGAGGCACACCCTCCATATCCCTTTTCTTTCATATCATTTGTTCTGGCAATTTTTAGCCCGTATATGTTCTTCATACAAATTCTCAGCGTCAGGTGAATGAACTTCCATGTAATCGCGGAAGCAGAGTCCTTCTCCTGTTTCAAGAACAGCCGAAGGTACTAAAATGAGCGATGTAAATTCGAGAGAAAAACCCAAATGCCGAACAGGATAGAGAGATCCAGCTCTTTGCCACTTATTTGTGTTTTTACACCATATCAAAAGCCCAGCTCCAATCGTTTCGCCATTTTCTGTTGTACAAATGTCATATGTTTCTTTTTTTACTGTTCCTATTACTTTACCCGTGAGTGTCTCATCACCCAAGACGATTGATTCAATTGTTTTTAACGATCCATCTTTCATTTTTATAGTTGTACCCTCGGAAACAGTATTACTGTATGAAATTTCTGTTTCTACACTAGTTACACTACCATTGACAATATCTTCAACCCATTTCATAGTTGTTGAATCACCCTCTTCTGTTTCATCGTAATCTAGAAAAATATAATCGCCAATTATCATACGATGGTCACTCGTATTTAAACAAATGAGCGGTCTTTTAATGTTACCTGACCATGGCGCAGCCGGTTTTGCGTCAGGGTGTTCACCTGCCTTAACCCATCTAGATCCATTCTGTACAAAATGATTTGTAGACACAAGCGTGTTTCCGAGAGTTACCATAGGTTGTCC